CGGCAGCCTCTTCGGCGTCGCCGAAACCGCCATCGCCAACGGCGCGCAGGGCGTGATCGTCCTCGAGGGCATCTTCGATCTGCCGAAGGTCGGAAGCCAGGCGTGGACGGTCGGCGCGCTCGTCTACTGGGACGCCGCCAACAACCGCTGCACCACCACGGCGGGCTCGCTCAAGCTGATCGGCGTTGCCGCGGCGGCCGTGGGCGCCGGGGCAGGCGAAACGACCGGCCGGGTGCGGCTCAACGGCGGGGCGGTCAACTGATGACCGCCTTCGCCGCGGCGATCGCCGCGATCTTCGCCGACCCCAACATGGGCGAGGACGCGATCTGGCGCGCGGGCGGCACGGGCGCGCCCGTGTCCGTCCGGGTGGTGCGCCGCCGCGGCGACCGGATAGGATCGTGGAACGAGGGCCGCTTCGCGGTCGATTCCGAGATCCTTGAGGTCGCGACCGCGCAGGTCGCGACGCTCGATCCTGGCGACACGTTCCAGATCGGCGCGGCGATCTTCGAGGTCGCGGGCGAGCCACTGCGCGACGCGCAGCGACTCTTCTGGACGGCGCAGGTGCGCGCGCTGTGAGGATCGAGGTCTCGGTTTCGCCCGATCCGCGAACGCTGACGGCCGAGGTCTATCTCGAAGGCGAGATCGCGGTGACGAAGGCGATCTCGTCCGCCGGGCTGGCGCTCAAGGCCGGCTGGCGCGCGCAGGTCCGCGCCGCTGGTCTCGGCATCCGCCTTTCCAACACGATCCGCGAGCGGCTTTTTCCCAAGGGCGAGCCCTCGATGAACGCGGCGTCGCTCGTCTGGACGCGCGCGCCGAAGATCGTGGACGCCTTCGACCGGGGCGCCCTGATCCGCTCGAAGGACGGCTTCTGGCTTGCGATCCCCACGGGCGCCGCGGGGCGGGCGCCGCTCGGCAAGCGGATCACGCCGCTCGCCTGGGAGCGCCGCACGGGGCTTCGGCTTCGCTTCGTCTACCGGCCGCGCGGCCCGAGCCTGCTCGTGGCGGACGACGCGCGGATCGACAAGGGGGGGATCGCGAGGAGCAAGGGCGGTCGGCGCCGGAAGGACGGCATCCTGACGGGCGCCGCGACCGTGCCGATCTTCCTGCTGGTCCCGCAGGTCAAGCTGCGCAAGCGCCTCGACATCGAGCGCCTCGCCCGCGCCACCGGCGCGCGCATCCCGGCGCTGATCCTTGCCAACTGGCGGGATGGCTGACCATGCGCGAGCGGCTTCCGGCGCGGCGCCCTTCCGAGACCCGGACGACAGCCTGGCGCGGCGGCGCGCTCGCCCTGACGGCGGGCTTCGATCCCGCGACCGGGGCGATCCGCGAGGTCTTCGCCTCCGGCTACCGGATCGGATCGGACATGCAGGCGACCATCGACGACGCCTGCGTGATCGTCTCGATCGCGCTCCAGCACGGCGCGCGGCCGGCGGAATTGCAGCGCTCGCTCGGGACCGTCCCCAACCGAGGCGACGCTGGGCCGGGCGAGGAACCGGCGAGCGTGCTCGGCGCCATCGTCGCCGCCCTTCTGGCCTTCGAGGAACGCGGCTGATGCCGACCAAGATGGAAACCGTCCTCGCGGCGCTCGCCGCGCGGATCGCGACCGGGCTTCCCGCCGGCGCGATCTTCCTGCGGAACGGCACGCTGCCCACCCGCATCCCGGCAGCGGGCGTGGCGATCCTGCGCGACGGCGATCCGGGCGAGGCCGAGCCGTGGCTTTCGCCGCCGGGCTTCTACTACGAGCACCGCGCCGAGCTCGACCTGATCGTCGACCGGCCGACAGCCGCCGGGCGCGACACCGCCTTCGACACGCTCAAGGCGGCGGTCGGCGCGGCGCTCGCCGCCGATCGGACCCTCGGCGGCGCGGTGGACTGGGCGCAGCCGGAGGCGCCCGCGCCGGCCGACCTGCCGATCGAGGGCGCGGATGGCATGAAGGCCGCGACCGTCCCGATCCTGCTCGCCTATTCGACAACCGATCCGCTGCTCTAGGAGACACCGATGGCCAGGCAACAAGGCTCGCGGGTGCAGCTCGCGCTCGCCTACGAATCCGTCTACGGGACGCCGCCGGCGAGCGGCTATCGCTACCTGCCCTTCGCCTCGACGACGCTCGGCGGGGCGCAGGAGCTTCTCGCCTCCGAACTTCTCGGCTACGGGCGCGATCCTGCCGCGCCTTTGCGCGACGCCCTCGACGTGGACGGCGATATCGTGGTGCCGATGGACGTCGAGGCGCTGGGCTTCTGGCTCAAGGCGGTCTTCGGTGGGCCGACAACGACCGGCACCACGCCCAAGACCCACACCTTCCAGTCGGGCGCCGCGACCCTACCTTCGCTGGCGGTCGAATTGCAGATGCCCGAAGTCCCGCGCTTCGCAATGTATTCCGGCCTCGTCGCGGATCGCTTCTCGTTCCAGATGGCGCGCAAGGGGCTGCTGACCGCCACGATCGGGCTTATCGGGCGGAACGAGAACAGCGCCGCCACGACCGCCGCGGGCACCCCCACGGGCGTCGCGCTCACCCGTTTCTCGAACTTCCTCGGGCTTGTGAACCGGGACTCTGTGCTCCTCGGGAACCTTGTCTCGGCGCAATTCGACTGGTCGAACAACCTCGACCGGATCGAGGTCGTCCGGGGCGACGGGCTGATCGACGGCGCCGATCCGTCGATGGCCACGCTCACCGGCCAGCTCGAGATGCGCCTCGCCGATCTCACGATGGTCAACCAGGCGATCGCGGGCACGCCTTGCGAGATCGTCGCCTCGTGGACGATCAGCGCCAACGCCTCGCTCACCTTCACCGCCCACGCGGTCTACCTCTCGCGCCCCCGGATCGGGGTCCAGGGGCCCGGCGGCGTGATGGTGACCTTCGATTTCACCGCCGCGCGGGCCGCCTCGCCCGCGCGCATGGCCACCGCCGTCCTCGTCAACACCGTCGCGAGCTACTGACATGCTGCGTCTCGATCTTTCCCCCGAACCCCGCTGGCACGACATGGGCGGCGGCGTCCGCTTCAAACTCGCGCCGCTCACGACCGCCGTCCTTGCCGCCGCCCGCACCGATCCGGCGGTCGAGGCGCTGGGCGAGGGGGTCACCCCGGACGAGCAGGCGCTTGCGCTCGCGAAGGCAGTGGGCCGCATCGCGATCCTCGAATGGGAGGGTGTGGGCGACGAGGAAGGCGAGCCGGTCGATCCGACGCCGCAATACATCGACGCGGTGCTCGACGTCTGGCCGATCTTCCAGGCTTTCCAGATCGGCTACATCGCCAAGGGCCTCGTCCTGGCCGAAGAGGGAAACGGCTCCGCGCCCTCGCCGAATGGCACTTCGGCGGCGGCGCCTCCTTCTGCGAGACCTGCCCGCGCCGCTGCGAAGAGTGCCCGGCCCTCCTGAACCGGCCCGCGACCCTCGAAGGGCTGCGCATGTGGGACGCCGCGCAGCGCCTCGCGGGGCAGGTCCGCGCGATCCCCGGCGCAGTGCTGGGGCTCGACTTCACCGCTGCCCTCGCGATCACGGAGGCGCTGGGCGTGCCGCGCCTCGCGGCGGCGGAATGGCTGCCCGGAATCGAAGCGGCGGCGGTGGCCGCCATGAACGCAAGGATCGCGCGCGATGAGTGAAAAGCAGGTCTCCGTCCGCCTCGTGGCGCGCGGCGGTCAACAGGTCCGCGCCGAGCTCGAGCAGATCGGCACGACCGGCGCCGCGTCCCTCGGCCGGATCGAACCCGCCGCCGATGCCGCCTCGCGCTCGATGGCGCGCATGACGGACGTCGCGCGCGCTTCCGGCTTCCGGATGCGGAACCTCTCGTTTCAGCTCAACGACGTCTTCGTCTCGCTCGCGGGCGGGATGAACCCGATGATGGTCTTCATCCAGCAGGGTAGCCAGATCGCGCAAATCTACGCGGGCGAAGGCGGCGTGACGAACGCCCTGCGGGACGTGGGCACGATGGCGCGCTGGGTCGTCACCCGCCTCGGGCCGGTCGCCGCGGTGGTCGGCGCGGCGGCGGCGGCGGTCTCGGGGATGCGCGCGGAGATCGAGCGGACAAGCGGGGTGGCAGTGACCTTCGGCGATACCGCGCTCGCGGTCTGGCAGGTCGTCCGCGACGGCATCTGGAACCTGATCCGCCCCGCCGCGCTCAAGATCGGGGAATGGTTCGCGATCGGCTGGCGCGCGGTGGTCGACGTCACGCGGATCGCCGGCAACGCGCTGGTCCGGGGCGTCAGCATCGCGGTCGCCGCGATCCGCGCCGCCTGGGACGGCGGCTGGAAAAGCCTCTACGGCACCGCCCTGATCGCGGTCGACGACACGATCGCGGCGGTGGCGACCTTCGGCGACCGGACGGCGGCGATCTTCACCGGCGCCTACGACGCTGCGCTCGTGGTCTGGCAGCGGCTTCCGCAGGCGCTGGGCGACTTTGCGTTCAGCGCCGCGAACACCCTGATCGCCGGGGTCGAGGCGATGCTCAACGGCGTTGTGGAGCGGATCAACCGCTTCATCGAGATGCTCAACAGCGTGCTGGCGAACCTGCCTGAGTGGGCGACCGGGGAGGGCGGCCTCCAGCTCGGAACCATCGGCGACGTCGCCCTTGGGCGCGTTCCCAATCCCTACGCCGGGCAATCGGTCGCGACCGGCAACGCGGCGCGGGGCGCCTTCGACGCGGCGCTCGCGCGGACCTACTTCGACGCGCCGGAGACCGGCCTGCGCGCGCGGGGCGAGGAGGCGCTTTCGGCCGGCGCGGCGGTTTGGGCGAATTTCCAGGCGCGGGTGCAG